ATACAAGTAATGGTTTACAATTAATCTCTGATACCAGTGGTGAAATTGATATTCAATCAGGTGGTAATACAGATTTTAGTATTACTGCAAATAACTTAAATGTAAAATCTGGTTCAACCTTAACGATTGATTCAGGCGGCACTATAACCAATAGTGGCACGTTAGGTTCAGGATTTAAAATTTTACAAACTGTTGCTGCCTCTGATGCAACCTTATATTCACTTAGTATTGCAAACGCTACAACTGATGTGGCTGGAAGTATTGCATATTCAATTACCCCTACTTCATCATCAAACAAAGTAAAAATAGATTTTTTTATACCACAAGTAAGAATTGCTGCTGATGTTGGTGGTTTACGAATGAGATTATACAGACAAATAAACAGTGGTGGATATTCACATGTAACAGGTTTATCTGGCACGGGGTCAAGTAATAAACAAGCGTCTTTAGCTGGTAACTATGACCGAAATGGAGATGGTAACAGGTCATCTGCTTGGTTTGGTGGAACAATTGTTGATAGTCCAAGTACAACTAATCAAGTAGATTATAAATTTTATTTTGGTGCTGGAGATGGTGCTACAACTATATTTGTTAATAGAACTGAAAATGACACCGATAGCACTTTTACAAGTAGGACAAGATCACATGTTTGTTTAACGGAGATAGAATAATGACAGAAAATGTGTATCCAGGAAAAAGTATTATACACGCTATAAAAGCTATTGATGCTAACGCTGAGTGTGTGGTAAAAAATGAAGATGTAGATAGTATTGAGTGGATATCTACACCAATTGCAAAAGCTGATATTTTAGCAAAAGTAACTGAGCTAGAGACTGCTTATAACAATCTTGATTATGCAAGAAAACGTAAAGCTGAATATCCTTCTATACCAGAGCAGTTGGATAAAATTTATAATGATGGTATTGATGCTTGGAAAGTAGACATCAAAGCAATCAAAGACAAATATCCAAAGGGGTAGATTATGGCACTAACATTACACGGCACAGTATCAGATAACACAGTAGCTTTAGACAGAAGAAATGTTAAACCACTTATCATCAATGGTAATATGGCAGTAGCACAAAGAGGGACAACTTCAAATATTACAACTGCTGGTGGTTACTCGGCACTAGATAGAATACGAGCAGATATTAGAGGTGGTTTTGGTGTAGATGTTGCTCAAAGTACAGATGTGCCAAGTGGTTATGGCTTTGTAAATTCTCTTAAATTAGATGTTAGTACAGCAGACACAACTCCAGATGCAAATGGATTATTATTACTAGGTTATCATTTTGAGGGACAAGATGTTCAATTATTAAAATATGGGACATCATCTGCTGAAACAGTAACGATTGCTTTTTGGATTAAGTGTAATAAAACAGGCACATTCCAAGTTAATTTAAGAATGGTAGATGCTTATCACATTGGACAATTAGTAACGATTTCTAGTGCTGATACTTGGGAAAAGAAAGTCATTACTTTTGCAGGCAACACTTCTAATGCTATGGCAAATGACAATACTGATGAATTACGAATACAATTTTTCTTTGACGCAGGAAGTGACGCACAGGGTGGTGGAGTTCCCTCAACTTGGGCGAATGTTACAGCAAATAAAGATTATAATGGAACTTTAGATTTAGGTGATAACACAGCTAATGAAGTTTTAATTACTGGCTTACAGATGGAAGTAGGAAGCTTTGATGCTAACAGCTTACCTCCCTTTCAACATGAATCGTTTGGTGATAATTTGGCAAGATGTCAGAGGTATTATTTTAATTTAGTTGAAGGCAACACTAAAAATTTTGCTTCAGGTGCATATTACAATGCTAATTTATTTGCAGTTCATATACCATTTCCTGTAACCATGAGGTCAGCACCATCAGTAGATAAAGATGTTGGAACAAGTTTTTTCAATATACTTGCAAATAATACTGCTGATGCCTGTGATGATTTAGCAATAACTAGGGCAACAACAACAGGGTGTGCTTTAGACTTTACAGGCAATGTGTCAGGCACACAAGGGCATGGGGGTGTGATGGCAACAGGAAATGCAGGTGCAAAGATAGCATTTGAATCGGAGTTATAATGGAAATTTCATCAGCAAAATATTATAAAGACATAGCAACAGACACTAACACATCTATTAAAGTTGTTATTGATGGAAAAACTTGGTCAGTTCCAATAGATACAGCGAACAGACACTACCAAGCAATCCAAGATTGGGTAGCAGACGGTAACACTATA